TCTTTTTCTTAGGATTAGCCTCTGCTAGAGAATCGATTTTAAAGTCCTTTTCCGAGTCTTTTACCTCTTCGGAATGTATTAGCTCCCAACCATCAGAGATAGTTTCTCCAAGAGCCTCTAATTGGCTCATAAGGTCATCCTCCTCACCATCGGTTAACTCAATCTTGTCAGACGATAGTTTTTCACCTGTTTCTTCTTCTCTTTTAATCTTAGTAGAGATATTATCTAACTCTGTAAACTCGATAGGTTGAAGTGTAGTGAAATATAAATCTAAGTTAATATCATTTACTAATAATATTTCTTCAAAAGCGTGTAGTATCTCATCTTGTAATGGTCTAATAATAACATTATCCATTAATACTGATGCTGTACGTAATTCTTCTGCATTATTACCAAACCCTGTGTTATCTTTAATACCTAATAGTATTGGAGATGTAACACCGTGTCCTAACATTATCTTCTCTCTTGCTTCATCACTCATAAATTGGTATTGAGCGTGAGCATCTGGTAAGTGTATAGGCTCTAAGTCTGCTTTAGTTTCTTGTGATTCGTTAAATGCAATGATAAACTTACCTGCATTACTTGAACCGCTAAACTTTTGGTATATCCTTTTCTCAATAGCATCTTGAGTTTCTTCACTAGGTACTCCATTATTAAAGTTAATTAATAAAGATGGTTGTAGTCCGTTCTGTATATTGTTAATATGATAATTCGATACCTCTTCTTCTAGTGAACAATACTGTAAACATCCGTGATAGTCAACAGGAGCATAGTAATAGAAACCACTTCTGTAAGGCTTAACTATATATATCTCGTTAAGTTCTTTGTTTGAACCATTACCGAATGATGGTATGCGTTTAGGCTTATCAGTAGTCTTAATATCCTTCCAAGATGGATGGTAGTAGTATGCTCTAATAAATCCTTTACTATCTGCTTTCTCTGCTCGTAAACACTCCATAGGGAAGTGAGATACTTTAAGTATCTTAGTTCTAGCCTTGTTATATGTTACTTGAATAGCTGCTTGACCTAATAACTTGTAATCTGAACAAACCTTCTTTACGTGTCGTTTATGTAACAACTTCTTCATCTCAAGATACTCTTTAGGTTTATTTAAAGAATCTAATGCATCTAAACCTCTACCGAATATCATATCAGTAATACCATTTACACATCTTGAGTTTGTAGGAGAGCCTAAGTAACGCTCTATAATCTTATCAAAGTAGTCGTTGTTATCTCCAAAAGTCATCCAATCCTTGTTGTAGACTTCTTTAACGGTAGGCTTTTCGTACCCTGATAAGTTATACTTAGATACTCTTATTCCTGTTTGTGGTTTTTTATCTTCCATAATTATACAAAGGCATATTCGCCACTGTTATCATTTTGTTCGTAATCAGAATCCGTATCTAGCCTATTACTAAATACAACTATATCTCTATAAATTGGTAGGTTATTAGAATCAATAGCTGATACTAATAATGTTGTGTTTACATTTATGTTTGCAACTAAGTCTGTTATGTTCACAAGAAAGTACCCATCATAGAAAAAGGATTTAAGTTCTCCTATTGTTACAGCATCACAAAACACTTTCTCCTTAGTTTCTTGATTAGTAACCCATACACCAATAGCAGGATTTCCTACTTCTCTTAGAATATAGGGAATACTTATAGTCGGTAAATTATCGTAATCGAATATTGTCATAATAATATAACAAAAAAAGCCATATTTGTTTTATATAATAAAAAAGAGGCTACCGTTTTAAGTGTAGCCTCCATATTATTAAACATTTTAATACTACTAAGTATTAAGGTACTAAAACTCCATCAGATAATACTGCTGTTTGCACATCATATCCTGTCGCTGCTCCTGCAACTACAATAGCAGGGTCTACAAAGTAAGCCATACTTAATTCTTTTCCTTCGATAGCCATAGTGTAACCATTTAAGTCACCCATTGCACCACCCGTAGAACTAGATACTGCTACTTCACATCCGTTTTGCGCTCCTAGTATTCTAAAATTACCATTATAATCTTCAAGGATTATATGTGGTCTACCATAAGATAACAATTTTAACTGCACTTGAGTTAAGTTATCTTGTTTTTTAACAACGATGTTCGCTGTTTGTGTCCAGAACGATGTTCCGTTATCACGAGAGATTTCGTTAGCTTCATCAAAAGTATTATTCTCACCTCGTAACTCAAATTTATACACATCTACTGGTGTAACTAAAGCGGTTATAAAGTCTAAATCTTTATCTGCATCTAAAAACTCATCGTACATTCCTGCTGAAAAGTTACCGATATACATATTACGTAAACCACCTACATTGGATTTACACGCTTCGGTTCTTCCTGCACTAATATCACAAGCCATAAGTTTATATTTTTTTTAATTAATTAATTAGATAATATTGGGAGGTTTTTTACACCTCCCTTATATTATTCTTAGTTAGCAGCGTTAACGATACCGTAAGTTACAATTTCTGTAATCTGTCCGTATTGTGTTCCTGCGGTCATTCTCATAATGATTCTCACATTCTCATCACCTAAAGTATCGGCAGTATCAATTACCTTAACCATATTAGTGTCATTCAATAATCCCGTTCCAAACCACAAGTTAGATTTAAGAGTTGCTATTGCTGTGTTAGCTGCAAGTCCATTAACCATAACTACTGTGAAACCATCGATTACTACTTCACCAAATGATTGGTTATTGAATCTATCAACAAATCCTAAGTTACCTAACGCTTGAACATACGCTCTGTAAATGTTTTGTGATACATATATTCTTAAATCAGGGTTTCCAAATAAAGTATCAGGAATAGCTGAATGAATTTTCTGTAACTCTGCAATAACGTTAGTTGCAGTAATAGCTGCACCTGCAATCTCTTGTGCTGCTGGTAAACCTGCATCTAAAGCGATTTGAGTAGCGAAACCATCGAAACTACCTGCTGCTGCTGTACCTCTCCAAATAGATACTTCATTCTCTGCTGCTACTTGCTTAACAATGTGTGCTAATAAGAATGATTGAAAATCAGGAGGTAAATTATCGTATGCACTATATCCCATAGAGATTGCATCCCAATCTTCTCTGAAATCATCTTTACATAAGACTTTGTTTACCATTAAAGCTTTTGGCTCTAATACTCTTTCGTCTAATACTACTGTTCCTGCATCTGTGAAATCACAAGCTGCATCTTGTAAAAGACCGTTAGTTACTACGTTTTTTACAGTTGTTCTGTATTTAACGTTAGGTTTTACTGTTACCAATCCTTTCTCTAAGGTTGGAGCAGATAATAAGGCAGCTGAAATATATTTCTGTGCGTCAAATTCCCCTGCGTAAGTTGATGTTACTGTTGCTGTTGGCATAATTTTTTAATTAAATAGTTTATTATAAATTTTAGACTCTAATGATTCATTGTTCGCTTTAGGAACGTGAAAATTTTGTTTCTTCTCTACTTCCAATTCTGGAGAATGAGCAATCTCTTCAACTGCTAATTCAACTTCTTCTTCTTTAGAGAGTTCTTGAGGTACTTCCTTTTCTACTTGTGATTCTTGTTGCATCGCTGCAAGTAAATCTAAAAAGGTTTTCTTCATTTCCTCTACTTCTAACTTCGTTGCGTACTCTACCGTTTGTACAGGTGCTACCTCAACAGGCGCTTCCTCTTGTGCAGGCTCTTCCGCTAATTCCGTTTGTTCAACCACTTCTTCTACTACTTCCTCCACTACAACTTCCACCTCTGATAACTCGGCTTCTATCTCTTTAGGAGAAAATACTTCTTGAAGTTTTTGTAAAACATCTTTTGTATTCATAATTATTGGGTTTATTTATAATAATATAACAAATTCGTTAAAATTCCGTTTCATTTTACTGCACTACTTCATTTGTTGGTGTTGTAATAACCATATCACCTATTCTGTAAGTTGGTGTTACATTTACCCATTTACAATCTTTAAAAGTCATTGTACCACAGTCTATGGATGGAGAGCCAAGTATTGTTCTAGTCATATCGGCTGTTATAGCACTATTCGCTTTAAATATGCAATTTTCAAATAAAACTGTTCCATTATGTAGAAAGTTAAATAAATAACCTTCTGTCATATCTGTTAAATCAAATGTGAAGTTTTTAAATGTTATATTTAAATCCACCGCTGCTGTATTCCATACACTAAACCCACTATTCGTGCCTACATAAGTATTATTAGAAGATGTAATTTTACCACCATCAATTAACCATTCTTTAAAATCAGAACCATCTGTTGAAAAAGGAGAAGCTGAAGATGTCATCATAACTTTATCTGTAAGCTTATTATTCTCCCATGTAATATCAAGATTTTGACCACTCTTAGTATATTCAAATGCTGATTTAGTTATCAAGTTATATAACCCTACATTAGCCCCACCTGCATGTTTAATAAGTGTATTAAGTTTTGCATCTTTAGTTCCAATTAATTGAGAGTTAACAGATAAACCTGAACCTGTTATCATTTTTGCTTTCTTCGTTACTATACCTGAGTGAGTCGCTGACTTATACATCAACTTATCAATCATAATATCTACATCATCAGATGCCCCGAAAGTAAGATACTCAAGACCGTCTACCGTTTTATAACGGGGTCTAGTATTCATGTTTTCTAATGTTTTCAGTAATGGGTTTTGCTCAATACCCTGAGAGTTTGTAACCTCTGTGTATGATGCAAATCCTGAACTAAAAGCATTGCCTAATTTTTGTATTAAATTCATTATGTTGTTTATTAATTTGTATTAAATTTATATTATAGAATATGATATCCATCAGTTCTCTGTCTATTAAAATAAATAGTAGAGTATAAGCTTTTAGGTATTTCTTTAAATTTTTTGATTACACCTACATCTTGTTTGAATAAATTAGGGTTTAAGTCTTTTATTTCTTGTGTTATAATTATTGCTTTCATATATAAGTTACTTTGTTATTAAATGTTTGAATATACTATTGCCATCTTTATCTCTATAATCAAACTGCATATAATTATCATCTCTAGTTATTTCTAAAAAGTAATTATTACCATTACCATTGTCAGTATATAAGTCAGTCCAATCACTTGGAGTTGTAGCCTGAATAGATGCATTAATTGGCCGACCTGAATTATCTTGATTAGATGCATTGAAAACTACTAAGCCACTTGAATGAACATAGGCTTCTGTAAGATGAGTGTCTGCTACTAACATCACATCAATAGGGTAATCTGTATTACCTAATAAATAATCTAGGTTTTGTCTACTCTTTTGAAATACTCTTGTCACAGGTGCATCGTGAGAAACTAACACTTTAAAATCAGCAGTTGAATCTGCTAAGGCTTGTTTTAACCAAGCTGCTTGTTGACTTGTAGGGCCTTGTCCTGAAGGACTAGCTACAAATGATGTTTCGTTTTCTCTTCCACTTGTTATAAAGAAGTATTCAATATTATTTTGAACTACAGTATATTGTTCAGCATAAGCAGGTAAATAAGGTAAGTAGTCTTGTAGACCATCACCGCGACCATTTGATAAAAATGGAGTACTTGCAAACGTATAGTTGTGCATAGCCATTTCAAAAAATACATCACTACTTGTTGTTGCTCCATTTTTCAATAAAACTGCTATTTGATTATCTCCATCTATGAATAAAGACGAAGGGATTCTTATAACTTGATTACTACCTTCCCCTATTAGGGTGTCTATTAAATACTCAGGAACTTCGGTAGAAGTTGGCGTTATTGGATACATCATATTTATAGAATAAACCATATTACCATTTAAGTAAATTTCACAAGCATCATCTACAGAAAGTTCTATAACAACCCCCGTACTTGTTATAGAAGTTTTATTAATAGTTTTTCTAAACAAATAATTTATTCTACCACTCGTAATTGTTGTAGCTATTGTTTTACCTGTAATGCCACCATAACCAAAACTACCTACTGCATTAGTCCATGAACTATCATCAAATGAGGCAAGTTTCCAGTCTGTCGGAAAAGCACCTCCATTTGGAAGCACTAAATAGTCCCAAGTTGTTCCTATTGGAAAAATATTAGTACCTAGTGTTAAATCACCTATAACTGTAAGCAAATCTAATTCGTGATCTCCTTTAACATGGTAGTAATTCTCTGCTGCTATAAAAGATGAATAACCTCCTAAAGTTGCGGCAAATTCTGCTACAGTTCCATCGGCGTAAATATCACCACCATTTATCACGTAGTCAGGAGTTCTATTCACTATTTCAGCTGCTACTGGGTTCAAATTTGGGTAGTCAGGATGTAAATCACCTAAGAAGATAGCTTTCTCTCCTATTGGCACAAATGGATACCGCTCAGGTGTTCTTGCGTACTTTAATCTTGACCTTAGATTATTATTTATACTGTTTATATTCATATTATATTGATATTTGTACCCTATAAAATGGTGTTAACGCTGATACATATTCAACCACTATTATATTATATTCTGTTCCTAGTGTGTAACTTCCATTTATCACCCCACTTGTAGTCCAAGCAGGTGGTAAGGTTAGTGGGAAATTCCCTTTAACATGTAGTGTAATCTTTTTACTTAGTAGTGTATTAGATATAGGTAGTCCTGTTTCTGTTAATGATGTAGCCTGTGTCATATCTATAACAAAAGTCTCTGCTGATTCATAGTCTATCTCAAAAGTAGATAAACCCGCTAAATCAGGTTGAAGTACTCTATCAAAAGTATCTGTTCCACTACCAACCCCACTCCAATAATAGAATACATTTGTTCCATCATAAGAATAGATATTAAGATACAGTACAGTACTAGCTTTCCAAGATACTCCTATTACTTCTGTTGCTGTACCACCTGTAACCACTACTGTTGGTTCGGTTGTAGTACTTGCGCTTTGAACTACTGCGAATCCACCTACCGCTACTGTTGGTACTGTAAATTCTGTTGCTGTTGATGATGCTCCTATGTTATAATAAGAACCAACTACATTTGTAAGGTCTATTGATGCTCCTGTTCCTACTGTTGCTGAAGTGCTACCTCCACCTGAAATAACAACGTTCCCTGAGCCTTCTATAGATTGACCATTAACAGATTTTAAAGGTCTTTTAGTTTGTATGGTTGCTGTATTGTCATTCGTTGCACCTGCTTCAATTAATCCTAGCTTAGTAGAATCTGCTGAAGGGTATGTAACCTTAGCATTATTAGCAACTATGTCATCTGCTTGTTGAGTAGTTATTCCTACTTTTAAATTGTTAGTATCAATATCAGAAACCATTTGCGCTGTAACTCCAACCTTCTCAGTATTCGCAGCAACTGCCGCTGCATCTGTATAAGATATTTTATCGTTATTTGCAGTTATATCTGATGCTTGTTGTGGAGTAATACCTACTTTAGCTGTGTTTGAAGCTATAATAGGGTCGTATATAGATGATAACATATCACCACCACCAAGACCTGCTACATCACTCTCAGTCATTAACTTATTACCGCTAGTAACAGGTGAAACTGTGTCAGAATCTTTCAATACATCAGAATCATCATAGATTGTATCGGTAAAGACTGCATTGCTAGGTACTGCTTTCTCAACTAAAGGGTGAGCAATATTACTCTCCTTTAATGTGTTAAGGGCTACAGCGGCTTGTAGTGCTGTATCATCATAAGTAGTATCTGTAAAGACCGAATTTAAAGGAACTGCGGTCTCAACTAATGGGTGGTCTACATTACTTACTTTAGCATTGTTTAAATCAATAGCTGCTTGTTTAGCAATTAAATCATCTGCTATATCTACCAAGTTTGTTCCTACTCTTGCTGCTGTATTCGCCCCCGTAGTTGTTTCATCTCTGATTATTACTGCGTCTGTTTTTATACTCATAATTCTTTAGTTAAATGTGTCATCAAATGTTGCATCAAATATAGCAATCAAAGGTTCTGGTGGTAATGCTACTGTTCTACCTATACCATGTTTCCAATAGTAAGGTTGTTTGTCACACTTACATAAGTGTTCTACTAAGTATCTATTTTTGCATAAGCAATATACACTCTTAGGCATCTTTTAATATCTCTTTAATTTGTTCTAACCAACTTACTTCTTGTTCGGTTAGTTTATCTTCAAGTACTTCTTTATTCATCTCTAGTTTATCGCTAAAGAATCCTTCAATACTGAAACCTTTCACTCTCTTAGTTTTAACAAACTCTTCCCAAATCTCATCATTGTTTACCTTGACAGAAACCATCCACGTTCCAACTGGCATATGTAAACCATACTTTCTCGACTTGTCTTGTACATCATCTTCAATAATCCAAGATTCTACAACAGACAATCCCTCTAACTCGCTTTCGTGTTCTAAGGTTGAGTTGTTTTGCTTACCTTTAGATAAGAATAGTTCAGAGGCTTTACGTACCGTATCATTTGAAAAGAAGATGTAATACTCTTGTAAGCCATTGTTACGGTATATCTTCTTGTTAGGTATGAGTGCTGCACCCATTAAGATACGCTTCTCTTCATCTACCTTTGCTAATTCAAGTCTACTTTGTTCTTTTAATGCGATGAAATCTTCTTCAATAGCAGGGTTCTCAACTATACTAATAGCCTCTATACCACTAAAGTCACTCTCTTCATCAATTACTAGTTCTATAACTTCTAAATCTTCCATAATAATATAACAATTTATCTATTTTTTATTTTACTTATCCGATAGTTACTTCGCCTTGAATTTGGTTATCGAATTGTTGTTGATTGGTTATCTCGCTTGACACTACGTATGCTTTGATAGGTTGTTGTACTTGACCACCTATTGTTTGAGCAAGTTGATTCTGTCCTGTACTTCCTGCTAGGTTGAAATCAAATGTTCTACCTTTATTAGCGGGTGCGCCACCTATACTTGCTTGATTTGGCACTTTAACTGCTAATATTGCCTTAACGTTAGCTAATCCTTTTGCGATAGCAACACCTGCTGCTATTTGCGCTCTAATTGGTGAATCTGGTGTGAGTTGCATTTGGCTCTCGTATGCTTTCTGTGCCGCATTGTAAGTAGATATAGTTGTAGAAGCTACTGCTAATCCTTTCCCTACCGCAGTGTGTTTACCCGCTAGTTGACTAGCAGAAGAAAGTATAGAGCCTATGTTCTCAAACATTTGCCTCTTGTTTTCAACTTCTAATCTATCAATTTCATTCCTTGCTATTTGTGCGTTTTTCTTGATAAGAGTTTGTTCGGCTTCAAGGTCTGCGTACGCATCATTTTCTTCTTTTCGTAGACCTATCAAAAAATCAACTCTAGCCAATTCCTCATTCATCTCCATATCAATAAGCGTTGATTGACCTTTAAAAGAGCCACCATTTTGCTCCGCAAAACTAGCTATATCAATTTCAGATTCAATCGCCCTTACATCTTCTGTATATTCTTTATATCTTTTCTTATAAGCCTCTATTCTAGCCTCGAAATCTTCATCAAAATATCCACCACCAAAAAACTCCTTCTTACCTTTACCTTTACCTTTAGTACTGCTATCATCTGCCTCTATCTCAACAGTTTTAGCGATTATACCTAGATTAGCTTGTTTTAATCTATTTATTTCTTTTTGTATCGCTATGGTTTTATTTAGGTTTATTATACCTACATCTTCTAGTTTTCTGGTTTCTTGTGCTTTAGTTATTTCGCCATCAGTAAATTCTTTTTTTATGTCATCAATAGATTTTATCCTTTTATCAACAACTAATCTTTCTTCTAAAAGTTTTGTTTTCTGCTTCTCTATTGCTACCAAGTTACCTGCTATCAATATTCTATCGGACTGTAAAATGTTTGCGTCTTTTAAATACTTAGCCTCTTTAGAACCTATCTTTTGTAGCCTATCTGCTAATTCAGTTAAAGCAGCTTCATATTTCTCTGATTCTTGTATGCCACTTGTAAATATCCCAGAAAACAACTCTGCTATTTGACTTGAGTTTATTAAACCTGTTATCTGCTCTAATTGTATTTTTCTAAGCCTTATATTTTCCTCTAACGCTTCGTTTTGTTCTTTTATCTTATCTGTTAATTCTTCGGTGCTATCTTTTGCTCCTTCATTAGCCATAGACCATTTCTCAAGCAAAGCTATCGCTCCTTGAAAAAGCAATAGAATACCAAGAGGTCCAGCCATTGCAGAACCAATAGCTTTTAAACCTGCACCTAAACCACCTGCTGCTTTTGTGGTGTAAACCATATTAGACGCTAATTGCGACAAGTTATTCGCAACACCTCTAATTCCGTAGTTGGAATCCGAAATAACCCTACCCATTTCTAAAACAGAAGCAGACGCACTACCTGTTGCAGCAGACACACCAGTTAAACCTGTACTACCACTCCCTATAAGAGCTTGTTGCTTTGTGTTTAAAGATGTTATTGCATTACCTAGTTCATTATATCTCTGACTACCTATTGCAACACCATTCTGTAATTGCGTTAACTTATTTATTTGAGCATTAAATTGATTAGTTGACATAGATAGAGTTCCATTTAACTCTAACAGTTCTTTATCAAGATTGTCTACACTAACCGCTGTTTTTAGAAATTGACCATTAACTTTACTAATAACTGCGGTAGCGTTATCATTAATTGTTATTGTATAAACTAAGTTTTTATTTCCTGCCATTATCTACGTTTTAATCTATCTTTTAAATCCTTTAAACCCATTGGTGTTTTATACTTACCTTTGGCTATCTGTATATCTTCATCAGCACCATAGAAATCATCCATTGCCAATACCTCTAATATCATCTTTAAGTTTATCATATTATCTCTCTGTTATAGTCCAAGTTGAATCTATTTCTAAAGTGCAATTATCTGTATCTAATAAATTTGCTACCTGCCAAAAAACTAAATCGTTTTGGTTTAATGTTACGGGTGTTGTTCCTGACCATATACCAACATCTCTACCACCTTGAAGATTATTTACGGTTCTTATTTGTGTCTTTTCTACAGTTACAGTTGCAAAGCTATCTATCTTTACCAAGTTCAATGCGTAATTATCATTGTCTTTTCCTTCTATTACTAAATCCCAAGATACTAAAAAGTCAGTAGGATTAGTTCCTGTGTGTCTTAACCTTCCGTTAGCAGGACTGTCAAAGTGTTGTAAGTCTCTAGTGCTAAAAGTTCCGTTTAAATCTACTGCCACGCCTTGTGTTACTATCGTAGTTGTTAGTTCAGCATCATTGTTTAATGCTCCACCTACAAAAGTATTTTTTATCCCTATATTATTATCCCAATCGCAAGGTAAATCAGATGCCTCTAAGTTACTAAATATATTTGTGTCATTAGGATTAAATGCTCCGTCTCTTGTGAATATAGCTCCTTTTAGTTGTACCGTTGAAGGGTTAGGAAAAGCTCCTATTGTAAAATCACAAAATGGTGCTAATGTAGGTAGGTCAACATTTATATCTGTTAAGAATCTACTATCCATCTGAAAAGCAGTTCCTTCTTTAAATAATGGAGCAGTCATAGTTCCTGCTAAACCCCTAACGATAGAAGTTGTGATTCTGTAACCGCCTCTCCAAAGCCCGTGAAGCGTCAAAGATGGAGAACCTCCGAATCTACCCGAACCTTCCTCTAAACCTTGTCTATAATCGTAAATGTCTCCTAATGAAGTACAATCGTTGTAATTTATTCGTTGAAACTCAAAAGCGTTAAAACCCGTTGCGTCATACAATTCATATACTTTAGAATTTGCACCGTTTACAGTAATAAAATAATCAGCACCTAGAAGGTTTCCTGAACCTATAGCTATACTTTCAGATACAAACATAGTATAGTTGTCCTCTGAAGAAGTTAAACCGCTTATATCGAATGATAAGCCTATTATTGTCATTCCCGTAGGAGGTACAGTTATTTGAGTAGTACCCATATCAATGATGCCATCTAAAAAATACTGTTTAGAAGAATCTATTATTCCGCCTATTGTTGCGTCTTTGTTAGTTTGATTTACTATTATTCTATTATCTAGTTCAACTGGTATTTCACTGTACAGCTCTGTGAAATTGCCATTAGCCTTTATCATTGCATCTCTTAGAGTATCCCCTGTTCCATCGTTTGCTTGTGACCCTATATCTATTATCTGTTGTGCCATTTTATATTGTTTTATCTACTGTTATTAATGTTGAATCTACTGTGAATCCATCGTTATCTACTGTGAATCCGTTATATCTTACGAGTTTTCTATACGTTACTAATTCTAAATTTGCATCGCCTGTTGTTATGTTAATATCTATTTTATTTATCCTATACTTCTTTCTGTTAACTACTACTACATCGTTTAGTTTTATTGTGTTTGCTATTGATATTGGTAGGTTAGCTTTGTAAGTAGTTATCCTTGACTTCTCATCGTATATTGCTAATATAGTATTCTTCCAATACATATTAAACAAGCTAGTTTCATTACTACCTAAACTTGTGTAAAACTCATCTTCTTCACTACCAAAATGTAGAGATTGACCAAGAGTAGTGCTAGTGCTTAATGAATTTGATGGTCTGAAATAATATGATACGGGGATATTAGCTTGTCCTGTTGTTGGGTCAAAACCCATTTGAACAGTTAAAGGAATAACATCTACATCTACGTTTTCTGTATAGTGTAATATAGGTTTTGTTAGTGTTGCTTTTTGGTCATCAGTAACACACCATCCCCAACAGAAATTTTGCAATAAAGTAGGATTACTCTGGTCTGTCATTCTCTCATACTGCATCTTCTCAAACTTAGGAGCAACTTCATATTTTCCACCATCAAAAGCTAGTAAAGCTGATAATTCGGGGTCATTGTTTGTGTTATCTATTCTCTCATTACCAAATTCATCTCTTGATAACTCATTAGAGTTTATTGTAGCGAATGTCTTGGGTTCTTCAAACATAAAGTCTATTTGAGAATATAACTTATTTCTAGAAACAGTCGATTCTTCATTCTTAGTAAACCTAGTTATATCAACAGTACTACCTTTTCTATAATAGTCATCTAATGTATCTACTACTATATTATCATCATCATTCACATAAGCAGTTAGATTAAACATCTTAAATAAGCCTGTTAAGAAGTCTATAACCTTTACCTTAGGCATATTCTTTCTTATATTAAACACACCATCTGTTGCTGCGTCTACAAATGAATAATTAGAAGTACTTTGTAGTCCATTACTAAAAAGTTCAAGTTTTGCACTTAATGTTATAGAATTAGATTCAACACCTGTAATCTCAAAGTTTAAATCATATATATAAATACCTCCACCTCTAAATAGTAATGGTATCTCAAATGTATTAGTTCCTTTTGCGGTTGACGTGTAAATTGTCTTGCTATCGTTATTATTAGTAACATTTAACTCGTAATCATCATTTACATCATCAATATTAACAGTAAGTAATAGTCTATAAAACACGCTAGACGTTGTGGTTATTGGTCTTTCATCATTACCATTATCAAGTGTAAATTCAGAGAAATCAGTACCAACCGTTCTTTCTTCACCATATAAACCCTTGTCATTATTAAGCCATATATACAACTTATTAAACGCATCAGTAGTAAAGAAGTCGCTTACAAACGATATACCATACTTTTCCTCTATTGCTTGTATTAGTATCGGTAACTTCAAAGATGGTCTTAAATCCTTCCAATTTACGCCACTCACTACATTATTAGGGTACGCAACACCTCCATTAAAGTTTACATTCCTAGATTCAGAATCTCCTTCTAATGGACTTATACCTGCTACATTATCGTCATAGTAATAATGGCTATTTGTAGATATGAACGGTATTATTAAGTCGCTATTCTCAACAGGCACATCATTCGCTACTATATTTTCACCTATTAAACTGTAACCATAATTAAAACCATCAAATACATTTTGAGCATTATATTCTATATTAAACTTACTTAAAATAGAAGTGTCCATATCTTCTAGTAAATCATCACTCAATAACGTCTTGAAGTCTATGGTTTTACTATAAAATACTAACTTATAATTAACAGGTCTATTATTTTTAAGTGACGAGTTTAATAAAGTAACTCTACCATTTTTATAGACCATTCCGTTTACTTTAATGACCGCAGAAATCTTAAACCTAGCATCAAAGCCATTAACAATATCATTATTGTAGTAATGCTTGAATATCTTGTTATTATTCTTAGAAGCAGGTACAGTAAACTCCCTAGAGTAAGGAACAAATATCTTAGCAATATCCCTTACGTCTTGTACCGAATCGACAATATTAATATCCTCAAAATCGAATAAGTCAACTCTCTGATTGTTTATAAATACTTCTACGTTCCTTCTCATTAAAATACGTTGTTTATCTTGTCAAAAGCAAACTCAAAATCTATCTTGTAATCAATTAACTTGTCGTTAACTTGTGTCTTAAATGACAACTCTTTAGATTTAATGTTTACTGGTAATATTTGGTCTTTATAATCTATCCAAACTCTTTCACTAAGTAATAGCTGTCTAAACACCTCGTTATAATCTTCTGTGTAGAAACCACTATTTAAAGAGATTGTTTCCCTTGCTTTTATGTTGTAATTTCTATATTGATGCTCTGATACACTATAAGAACTACCATTATATAAAAAGCCTCTGTAATTCTCATTCTCTACACTCATAGATAAATCACTACGCTTAAACATCCATACGCTTTGTAAAGCACCGTACTTATTTACGAAAGTAAGTCTATATGGTGTGTGTTTATTCTCACTTATGTTCTTTATCTTAATAGTTTCTGTTGATGCGTCTGTATATGTTATTTTCATAGCATCTACTTCTGTGGCATCATCAAATATGTAGTTATTAGCATCTTCAAACAAGTAGTTGTTTCTATCTTCAAATAAGTAATTAGCAGTTGTATTACATTTCTTAGGATTAGTATAAGAAACATATCTTATAACATCACCACTAGCTGTTGTAGGCGTAAAGTATTCTCTTAAAGGATATGTTGTTCCTCCAACACTATCAACGATAGAACTTGTTGTTTCTACATAAGTACCTAAAGCACCTTCTTGAAGTTGCATACCTCTTATATGAAGTCCGCTTACTCCATCTCCTGCGAAACTAATTTGCTCATTTTGCTCATTTAATAGTTGAACATCTGGTCTAATACTATTAGAACTATCAGTAGTCACTGTTATCCATACTCTACTCCATCCATTACCTTCATCTGTAAACCCCCAATCATCAGCAGTAAATCCGCCTACTTCAACAGGTGAAGCGAAAAAACTACCAGTTATCCAAAAATTTATAACAGCACCGTTAGTCCTTGCTCCATCATATATACCGAATCTTACGTAGCTACGTTCATCTGTTTTTACGTAACAACTCCAAGTGTAAGCTAAAGGTGAACTCGCTTTAGATACGAGTTGATTAATGTAAAACTGTCTTGAAACTCCTGATGTATCTGCACTTATTAATTTATCTCCAAAATAACCACCACTAGGATAAGTTATATCGTCAGCAGTAACATCAATATACTCTTTACTCCATACAGCATTATCAGCTTGTTCACTATAAAGAATTAGGTTTTGACCTGCCTCCGCAACCACCTTTCCAACTTCTTCTCCTTGATACATTAAATCAACGTAATCTAGGTTATCTTGTTGGATAGGTAGATTAAATATGTTGCCATTATAAGAATAGATGGTTTTATTTGATTGTAATACTCTATCAGATAATTGTGGGTTTGCACCATCTTCAAAATAACCCATACCATCGAAAACAGGTCTTGTAATTGGTGTTTCTGGTGTACTAGCAACATTACTTATAGTTTTTGTTACTTGGTAATTTACCCACACTACATTTGAACTAAAACCACCATCAAAAGTAACATCTATGTAATCTGCTATTAGTTGGCTTATCTCAAAAGACACAACCCCGTTGTAAGCATCCGTTTCTATTGAATACATCACCTCTTCCATTGTCGTTACCGATACTCCTGTGTATATGTATAAGTCCAATACCGCACTCGTAATGTTTGCGTCATTATATGTTAAAAAATATGGACTTCTTGTGTTTATCTTACTCATTGTTGTTTATTTTACCAATATCCTAAATACTTTCCTATTTTATAAATATTTGTTCCTATTAAATCATATCCTTGTGCTGTAAAGTGTACGGAATCAGCTAGTAATGAAGATGGAACATTGCCTGCTGCTATATCTATAACATCTTGTGCTGTTGGTGTAATACCCGCATCAATTAACGCATTGCCTAACATATACCTTCTGTTGTTATAGTACTTATTACCAAACGCCTTATACATTTCAGCTTCTAAATTATCAAAAGCCGAGAAAGTAGAGCTATAATGAATACCAACTACAATATATCTTTTAGTTTTAGTAAAGTCTATAAAACTTTTTATTTGCCCTATCAAGTCAGCTTCATCAGTAAAACTTCCCGAATTAGTTCCAACGTAAATGATAGAAACCCCATTATTATATTCACTCTGATTAATTGTATAAACAGTTTCACCAGCATACAATGTTCTTGCTGTTCCTGCTGTAACCCTATTAAGGTTATAAGTTGTACCACCATCATAAGACAATGTACACTCTATGTTATCGATGTAAACAGGATTTAAAACCGTTGTTGTTTGTTGTAATGGTTTTACAGTTAAGCCATTCCACACAGATATTAATCCGCTATCGTTTGTTGTACCGATAGCAACTTTTGATGTATCTGCTGGTAATGATACATTGTTTTCTAATAAGGCAGGTATTCCGCCTTGTCTAAATCCAATAGTTTGTGAAGTTTCACCTCCAACTCCTAAATTATTATAAGAATAATCGCTACCTAATAATCCTTCTAACACAGTTAAGTAAGTAGTTCCACCACCACCTGCTCCAAAAGTTAAGGAATCTCCGTAAGCGTTGATTATTTTATTAGATAAATCACTAAGAGTTTCATTTATTATGGTTAAATCTACATCCACATTATTTTGAACATATGTATTTGTGTACCATTGACTGTCACTCGTTCTAGTTGTAGTGCCTAAATAAGTTGCACCTGTTGGAACTTTTATAATCCCATTAAAAGAATCTACCCCAGCGAATACCTGACCTAATTCAACCAATGTTGTTAGTCCACTATCCGAATAAAAAGCGTACACCGCAATATTTCCATTATTGTAGCTATCTATTTTATAATAATCTCCTTCTGTAACAGCATACTTTTTTACCTCAAAATTAGATAAAGAAGATAAAACACCTGTGTTTGATAAGTAAGAATTAGCTATAGTAGTAAAAGAATTATCTATCGTTTGATAAGTCTTGTTTTCTGAATTGTTTGTATTGTTTTCAGCAATTATATCTTCCAACACATTTTGAGAACCTGCTAAATCATAACAAAACATTTCTCCCTCTGTAATCTTTTCAGTTAAAGCTATATAATTAGCTGATGCAGGAACTTTAACAATATAATTAATCTCGTTAACAACCGAACTAATTCCATTGTCATCTCCTACCTCTATAAGATTCGTTAATCCACTATCCGAATAGAAAGCGTGTTGTGCAACTGCTCCACCACAAATACCCGCCACAACTAATTCTTCACCAACAGAACAAGTGTATGATTTTACTTTAAACCCTACCTGTGTTGATAAAACACCTGATGGATTTATATAATTCCCAACTAAAACACTTTCTGTTGATTTTAATCGACCAGTACCGAATTTACCTGTATAATCAAAAACTTCACCTCCATCAACAGCTTCTACTTCTCCACTTTCAACAACTCCATTAGCTGATTCAGCATCTTTAACATAAGCACTCCCAGACCAATGGTAATATCCATTTAACGATGTGTCAGGGTCATTTGTTACCTTGTATGAAGTGTTTTCGATACCTGTTACCGCTTGTAATATTGCTAATGTTTCATAGGTGATAACACCACTATACTGGTTGCTTTCTAAATTATTAATTCTTGTAGTGTTAGAGAATTTTGTCACCTCTAAATCAGTTATTCGTCCCCTATCTTCTCTAAGGAAGTTTCCCTTCGTTTGTTTTAGAGATGCTCCATCTTGTACAATATGAACATAAGAATCATCTTTCGATGAACTTATTGAACTTCTCTCTGTTAATTTTTGGTCTGCCATTTTATTATATGCTTTTTATATTATCTTTTTGCGTTAAAGTCTAAGAAATCATCTATATCTAATCCGTATGCTTCTGTTAATTCATTAGGTAGCGTCTTAAATTCACTTTCTAATGCTCTTGTCATAAATCTACTCGGTTTTAATCCTTGCATAGCTATACTTCTAGCAACAGCATAAGGGTTTAATCCTTTACTATTCGCCCATAATTTTATTCCTCTATGTGTTGTGTCAGGTTTTAAGCTAATAGCAGGTGATTTAAAAGAGAATCTACTCCCTTTACCATTCTGCTTCCACATTTTACCCTTATTATTCCTTTTATTAAACCTACTTGTGGTTTTTCTTACACCTCCAACACCTCTAACACCTTCTTCTTGCCAAAAACCATAATCAGCCATCGTCATATCAAGCTGTATAGAGTTTTTACTCTCTTTTACCTTACCTTTAAAACTATTCTTTAACTCACCAGAGAATTTAGGCAGATTTCTTTCTGCTTGAGTAAATACATCTTGGTAAAACTCTTCTAATATCCTTTTTGTGTGCGTTCTTAACATTTATCCTGCATTAACGAGCGTAATGTGATAGTTCCTTCCCATCCTGCTAATTCATTGTTAAATTTGTCTAAAAATGGCGTTACTCTACTAGAATCTACTATCGTTATACCACTTTCTCTATAATCATTGCGTCTAAAGAAGTTGTTAACATCTGTAAGCACCTTTAATTGGCTATTTAATACATCTTGTAGGTTATTACTGCCTAAAAACTGGTCTGCAACCTGTTCTTTACTAATATCTAGTATGTCTGCTGCTATGATATTGACCGTAAAATCAATATAATTCTCGTCTATAAGAGCATCTTCAATATTCAAGTGTACTAACGGAAAATTGGTCTTTTTGTCCAAATCCACCTGTTCAACCTCTCCAAAGGTAACTTTATTGGTAAAACTAGACAATATCAAGTATTCTCTTAGTTCATCTAGTATTTTATAGAAATTATTCATTATTATCTGTTAAAACTCTGTTTCATTAACTTATTTTCTAAACTCACCTTATCTTTCTCGTAATCTAGCATCATAAAACATTCGTGAACCCTTGTTTTTGTAACCTCATCGAATCTTCTGACATCTCCTTGAGCAAGTGTATGTATCGATTGATACCATCCCCATTTTCTCCCAAAATTGGCTTGAGCGTCTGTGGCACTCCCTCCGCCTTCATCACTCTTTGTAAATAGTCCATCGTAAGAAGTGGTAATTTGCTCCCTAAACGATAAAAAAAAACCATCGCACCAATAGCAACATCAACAGGCATATCTAACATTACCTCTGAATACTTATCACTACCTTCATATTCGTTAATCTCATAGAACTCCTTCTTACTATGATACACTGGTCTAAATAAAACCGCCATAGCCTTGTGCATAGTTTGCCAATCAGAGATGTATTTCTCCAAGTCTATAAACTCACCAAAGGTCATATCATCTAACTTAGGTATAAAGCCAAACTCAACCTTAGTGTCATCACCTGCTTTATTCTTTCCTGTCATAGTAAACTTCTTTACTAGCGGAGTTTCTTCCTTAAAGCACTCTAAAACGTGTTCTATAACGCTATTGAACTTAACAATAGGTATCTTATAGGTATCATCTATATTAAGACCGCAGAATATCTGTAGCACCTTAGTCTTAAAATAAACCTCATCTTCCTTATCCCATCTATCGTGCATCTTTAAATACTGCTGATATTGTCTAAGCGATATACCACCTAAATCTTTGGGTATAGATATTTCAAACTCTTTTGTCATAATAATATAACAAAAAACTATCGATTTCATTTTGCTATATGGAATATTTTTTGTATATTGCCGAATGAAATATAAGAAAAGAGCAAATAAGTATATAAAAAAGGACTTGAGAATGTTCTTTAAGTTTAATAATGAGTATAATAAAAAACAAGATGCAACAAAGACTAATAACATTGGAAGATATAAGACAAAGATATGATTATCTTAAATTATGGGGAAACACATTACAACAACAAGTAGAAGATAGACGTGAGGAACAAAAAATAGAAGATATTAAAGAAACTAGATTAGTAGTTAATACTTTAGTTAAAAGGCGTATAAAAAAAAGAGGTATTAAAACATACCTAATGAAAGATTCTAATACTGGAATGTATAAAATAGGGATGTCAACAAACCCTAAATTTAGAGAAAAAACATTACAAAGTGAAAAACCAACAATAAGTATGGTTAAAGTTTGGAATGAAGATATAGAAAAAGAACTGCACGAAATATATAAATACCAAAGAGTTCGTGGGGAATGGTTTATCTTAAATAAAATACAAGTTAGGTATATATGCACACATTATTAAACGTACTATAAAGAAAATCTATAACCCAATAGATAAATAGTATTATAAACTGTAAGCAAAAGCAGTAAATACCAAAATGAAAAGAGTACTTTCTTGTTATATTATGGAACAGTAGCAAGTCTGTCTAAATTGCTAAACTTCTATGTAGCCATAGTTGGTTCAGATAACTGCCACTATTCGATTGCCTATGTTCTTAGTTACGTTCTCTTTGCCCCAGCATAGATACCAATCAATACAACAATTCGTTGAGGCAATTAACATTATCTAATGTAACAGAGGGGGCAAATACTCATCAGTAATCTATCAAATCCAATACTTCATTTATTAATTATATTTTCAAAATCACTTTATCACTTATTATTAAAAAGAGTTTTTACTATTGAATGTGAATGAAATCTCAAGGGTGGAGTAATTACAATACCGATTGCTTGTTTTACGTCAATAACCCACATAGAGCTTCTGTACTGCACGTTCTAATTTCAGTAATAGGATAACACCAAAATAATATTTGAGTTGCTTAGAAGGGCTGTGAATAGGGTTAAAAGG